TGACTTGCAGTTCCGTCTGAAGTTGGAAAAGTGTAAGGAGTGAAAGCCATAACTCCTGCTGTTGAAGAAATTAATGCTTGGTTATTTACTGTTGGTGCAACTGGTAAAGTAAAAGTTAAATCAGCAGATACACTAGCTGGTGCTTTTAATGCTACATAATTAGTTCCGTTAGCAGTTGTTTCACTAAAACGAATTTCTTTTTGATTTTGTAAAATTAAATTAACAGAAGAAGTAAGAGAAGAATCTGAAAGTGTTAAAACAGTTCCAGTAGCAGTAGTGGTTAGTCCAGTTATTGAAACAGTTGAGTCTAACCAATTTACAGTATTAGCAGAATGGTCAAGTGTTGCTAAAGAAATGTCATCAGCACCATCATAATATTTTAAAGTAGGAGAAGTTGCTGATGTCGTATCAAGCCAAATTTGACCAGCAACAGCACCAGTTGGTCTTGATGTTCCTGAGTGTGTAGTTTGAATAGCTTGTAAAGCTGAGTTCAAATCAGAACGAAAACTTGGGAAACTTTGGTTATTTATTACTAAGTCGTTTTGTGCCATAATCTATCTAATATCTTATTTAAAATCCTTTTGCAATATAATCAAAAGTTCTACTTACTCCAGTTCCACCACTATTCTTAAAGGCAATATTGAAGCCGTTGATAGTTTTGTTATCTAAAGTATAAAAATCACCAGTAGCCATTCCTTGATTAGTAATACCGATAGCATAATTAACAGAATAGAATGGTCTTGTAAACACTACTGTATAAGTACCAGTTCCACTTACTAAATCATTACCATTTTGAATAGTATCTTCTACATCAATCGTTACACTTAAAGCAGATACAACAGGAGTAGAAGCTAAATCAAAAGAAGTCATTACTAATCTAAATTTAAAATATCTAGCTGTGTAATCGCCAACTACAAAATTTCTAAATGAAGTATAAGTTATATTGTCAGCAGATAAAGCAATTTCTAAATGAGCATTACAGTTAGCAGGAGAATCTCCATCAAAGTTAGAAGCACCATCATCAAATAATCCTAAAGCAGAATCAAAAAGGTTATCTATATTATCAACAGTTTGTGTAAGAGAAGCAGTTACACGAACAGTGTAACTTCCACCAATGTCAATAGGAGAAGCAAACAAATAATTACCAGTAGGAGATAAATCATAAGTCGTTACACCAGCATCAAAAAAAGTCGTAGGAGAATCAAATAGACCAACAGCAGAATCAAATGTTTCAGTAGAGTCTAATCTTAAAGCACCACTATCAACATAGACATTAGTTTTAGTTCCTGAGAATGTAGGTGATTCAGTTTGTGTTAGAACAGCATTAAAATCTCCTATCTCTAATAAGTTAGTTGATATTACAGCTTCATTAGATGAGAAGTTTCCATTTTTATCTACAGCTTTAATTAAGTAAGAACCAATCCTAGCTGGTACTGTAACTGATGTAGCTGGTCTTGCAACTTTTTCAACAAGTGAAACTGAGTTCTGCCATTCAGCACCAGTTGTTAGTGTACTAAATCTAATTGCATAATAAGCTAAATCTAAATCTGGTATTTGTGTCCAAGATAAGTGAGCATCACGACCAATAATGTTACAAGAAAAATCTTCTACGTTAGCAGGTGGTAATAATCCACCAACAATAGTTCTTGTTGCAGATGTGTAAGTAGAACTAACTCCTAATGTATTAAATGCTTTTACTCTTACATTATAAATTAATCCATCTACTACGTTTAGTATTCTTTGAGTTAATCCTCTACCTTGTCCATGAATAATGTAATCTGTATCTGTGCTTAGTTTATATTCAACTTGATAGTAGTCCACAAAAGAATCTAGAGAAGCACCAATAGTTACATCTAAAGCAGTAATAACAACTCCGTCTGAGTATTCAATTAGTTGATCGTCTAATGTAACTGAAGCTGGTGCAGAAACAGAATTAGGATTTGGTAATGTTGTATCAGCTATTGTCGGTGCTTCTGCTTTTTCTGACCAAGTATAAAAGTTATCTTGATGTTCAATAAGTTTTAATGAAACTGTAGAATCTGTATTTATACTTAATCCATAAACTCTAAATAGTTTAGAACTAAATCCACCTGTTGTGTAAGTAAGATCAACTAAATCTCCAATAGTTAAATTTAATGCTTCTGAAGTTACCATTACTTCTACAGCTAAAGCATTTCTTGATCTTCTTAAAATAATTTCGCAAAGTTCTTCTGCTTGGTATGGATTTGATATTCCTTGAAAGCTAAAATTAGCTTCTAAGTTAGTTCCATTATCTTCAGCTAATAAAGTTGCGTATCTATCTCCAACAGGCAAACCAGAATCATCAGCAGGTGGGAATGATACTGTATCTTCTTGCCATTCTTTTTCAGGATTAACAAATGTTCCTATTACTCGGTTATATTTGCTATTCTTTTTCTCACCAAATATTTTAATACCACCAATAATATTATCTTTGTTTAAGCTTAATTGAGATGAACCAGTATTCTCAATAATTAAAAAATACTTACCTTGTGTATAGGTAAATATTGCTCTCATTGGGTTTAACAGTTCTCTTACATTATCTATAAGTTTTTGTTCAGTATCTAAAACTATATTTGTTTCAAATAAGTTAATATCTGATACTGCACCAGAATAAGGTGTTACTTGAGTATCGCATAAATTTGCTGAAGTTTTAAATGAATCATAATTAGTTTCAAATGAAGAATTAGGTAAAGCTTTTCCATATCTGCTATTTCTTAAATAATCTAAAAGACACAAAGCTGAGTTAGCAGAATAAGTCCAAGTAGAAGCTGTATCTTCTCTATGTGAACCAGAACCACCTTTAGTTGAATCTAATCTTGGGTCATATATTTTTTTACCTTTAAGAACTACTTTGACTTCAGGTAATGAATTAAAAGCATCTTGATTCCATTTAAATTTAAAAGCAAGATAAGCAACACCAGATAGTTTATGATTAGAACCCCAGTTATTTGATTCATCTAATAAACTAGAAACAGATTGATTATCTAATCCGTAAAAAGATTGTACTGATATTAAACTTTCACCTTTATAATAATTAGTGTCTGAACTATTTACTGTTCTTACAGTACCATCAGTTAAAGCACCTGACCAAGTTACTAATTTGTCATTAACATAAATTTCTTCAATTGATTCAATTCCATTACCACCACCTTCACAAAGAACTCCTGCCATATAAAGATATGTATTGTCTGTTCCTGAACTCTCTACAAATACTCTTGATACACCAACTTGTCTTTTACCATAGATAACTGGAATAGCTGTATTGTTAGAAGCTTTATTTACTAATATACCTTGTGCAGTTTCTTGTTGTTGAACATTTCTTTTTGGTGGTTCAGGTTTTAAAACCCAAGATATAGCTGTAGTAACAACTAATTGTACGACTGCTGATGTGATTGGATCAAAACCCATTAAACGTGAAACTCCCTTTTAAATTTCATAGATCTTCTGTAGATAGTTGAGTCATCAGCTATCCTTAACCATTTCAAAGGTTGATCTACTTCTAGTAAATTTCTAAAGTATTCTTTAGTCCAATTCATAATTTCTCTTAAATGACTTTTAGCAACTGTTTCAATATGCCAAATATTGTTTCCTGACTTCCATTCATTAGCTTTTAATCTACCAGTTGTCATAAATCTTTTTTCTACTTCATCACTTAAATATGCCCAGTTTGTAAAACCTACAACTTCTCCATTAACTTTATGAATTTGATATTGCTCTAAGTTAAAAGATGGCAATATTGCATTTACTAAATCTTGGTATTTCATTTTGTCGTATCTAGGGAATTGCCTATAAAGATGTATAATTTTATATAAATCAGTTATGCCTTGCCCCATTTAATATCCTTTGCTGTTTGTGAAGCATAATCAAATCCTAAATCAGTTGGAAAATGTAATGCTTGAGAGTTAGTATTAGTTTTTCTTCCTTTAATCTTATCAAAGTCTGCCCAGTGTGAAGCAATAGAAATACTTACTACTGAATTTGTTTCATCTTCTTCAATGCTTAAATTTTCTATTCTTCCGTCAAATAATAGGAATGGATAATTAATTAATGCTTGGTTCTCATCTATAAATCCTCTGTAAACCCATGCTCTCTTATCCATGTAATCATTGTTAAGAAATAAGGAGATTATTGTTTGATCTGCACCACCAAATTTAACTACTAAATTACTTACAGATACTTCTGATGATTCTGCTGATTCTGAACTTCCTAAAAATAAAGATGATGCAACATAAGTATTTCCATCAAAAGTAATGTTCTTATAATGATCTGTGTAATATGAACCTGTGCTTACTCCAAGATAAACTAGTTCTACTGGATTTAATTTATTAGTTGCTAATTCTGATATTAAAGAAGCATTGAGTGATCTAGGCATTACAATACCTCTATAAGATCAACTTCATATTGGAAATAGTTTTCTGTGCCTACTCTAAATTCTTGAACATCATTAGTTAAACCAACTGTGAAATCTACATTGTTATAAATTAGAACTGCATTGTCAGCTACGTTTGCTCTTAATGGTGGTTCAAATGTTAATGTTCCTTGACCAGAACCATTAGAAGATACATCAGCAACAATCATGTAAACTTTATTCTGTCCAGTAAATCTAAAAAAATCTCCTGCTTTAAATACTCCTGTTGTACTATTTGCCATACCATCTATTGAACAAGATGTAGCACCAGCACTTACAGCACCATTCACAGATATAACTCCTGAAGCAACTCCATTAGTTGAAGCCATTGTAGCAGGTGTATATTGGAATGATTCTAATTGTGATCTTTGTTTCATTATGAAAGCTATAATTGGTGCAAATTCTGATCTAGTCATAACAGGAAATACAAGTGTTAATGCAAATCTTTGACCATCAATTTGTCTTGCTTGTCGTCTGCCAGATGCAGTTGTAGATACAATAGTATTTTGTTGTGATCTTATAGATACTGTTTTAGTTGTAGGTGTTGAAGGGAATGTGCCACTCATTATACTAAACTAGATTTTCCTTTCGCATTTAAAGCTTGGTTCATAATATTTACAATAGTTGATCTATTGTTTAATAGCAATTCTTTTACACCTTTTACATCTGTAGCAACAATAGTAAAATTATAATTATTTCCATTTACTCCTAAGTCTTGATTAGGAACAATAGTTCCATCTGTAGAAGGTACAAATAATTCTCTACCACGTTCTCCAACACTAATAGGTTGTCCACCTTTAACAGCACCACCTTCAGCAAAGAATCCACCGAATATGCTAGAACCAATACTAATTAAATCTCCTAATCCAAAACCATTTCCACCACCACTAGACCCAGAAGTATTTAATGAAGCCAATGTAGATTGATAACCCAATTGAGTTAATAATAGATTGTTTTGTTTCTGTATTTCTCTAGTCTTATCTTCTTCTAAAGCTTTTCTTAGTTTATCTAATGCAAATAAAGATAGTTTAATTAATTGTTCTTCAATCAGTCTTTCAATAACTTGAACTAATATCTTTTGTGCTAATTCTCTAAATGATTGGTTTAATGATTTTCCAAGAACTATTGCTTCTGCAATACCTCTAGAAACACCTTTGATTCCTTCTACAACACCTTTAGCTAATGTTTCTTCAATAGTTTTAAATGTTAATTGTGCTTCTCTTAGTTCTTTGTTTAGCAATCCAAAAAAAGATGTATCTGGTTTTCTAGATGCTGGTGGTGTAATTGCACCTTGTTCTAATTGCCCACGAGTAATATCTATTTTAACAGTTTTATCTAATCCTAAAAAATCAACTAATTTATTGTATAAGCTAATTGTATCTTTAATTGTATCGTTTAAGAATTGGAAAGCACCAGTTAATGAATCTGTAATAAATGAGAATACTTTACCTAAAGCTTTTATTAATGGGTTTAATGTTTGTAATAATTCTTTAACACTATTTATTAAATCAATTAATGCCTTATTAAATCCACCACCACCTGATAATGTTTCAAAAGCATTTAAAAACTCTCTACCTAAAGATGATATTGCAGTAGATAAGTTATTTACT